TTTCACCCGCACCTGCATCTGTGCTTGTTATTTCTAATGTGTCTTGAGCAAGAGTGCCCACACTTGTAATGGTTGATAAATTACCTGATGTTATAACTGTGCCAGACGCATCAGGAAACTGAACTGCTCGGTCATCAGTAACACTAACAAAACTAATAGCACCTGTGCCACCTGATTGTGTAAATTGAACTGTACCACCATTATCAGCGTTTTCTATTGTAAAGTTATTAGTTCCGGGAATCTTTACTCCATTTTGTGTTATGGTAAATGCAGGATCTATATCGTTTGTAAGGTCGGCTGTAATATCTGTAACTGCATCTGCCCTTGCACCGCCTTGCAATCCGTTGTCTGCGGCTACAGTAAATACCATTTCGCCTTGTTCACTAGCATCACCTAAATCTGCTGCCTTAGTGTAGATACTACCAAAAAACTTTTTCTCATCAGAAGCATTTTGACCAAACCACCTAATAGCACCCAACTTGTCATTAGTAGCTGGACTAGATGAATTACGAAACATAGATATAATAGGTTTTTCTTTATCACCTGTATCTAAGCTAGTGATTTCCATAGAGTTACTTTCTAGCTCAAACTCTTTTGATCTTAGGTGATTATCAAGTTGCGAAAAGTATAAACGTAGAGAGTTAAGTATTTTTTCAAAACGGCCTTGTTCGTACTCTCTAGGTGCAGCGGGAAGTTGCGGGGTTGTAAACTTTACATTCTTTGGCATTATCTTTTTCCATCAGGTTGTACATTCACTCTAGGAGTTCCTAATCTCCACTCTACACCAGACTCAGTAGTTTCCAACCTTAATATAAAAGACCTACCTCTTATTCTTACATCTATCTTATCTGTGTAAGAATCTATACCGTACTGATACACAGCATCAGGGTCTTTTTGTGCCGCAGCTCCTTGAGTTTGCGAGCCTGAGTCTTGATAATTATTTCCTGGATAATCTTTAGCTTTTAACGTAAATGTTGCAGTAGCACTGTCATTAGTTGAGTCTCTAAAAGATAGGTCAGGCACTACTCTGCTTATAAAACTAACATCATCACCAGAACCCATTTCTAAATCAGCACTCTCTATAAATGCTGTAAGTGGCGAGGTGTCATCATCAAAACCATTTTCATGCTCAAATATGTGCCCATCTTTAGTAGCTAATGGTGTTACAAATAAACTTCTGTCTAGCCATGCGTCTCTCTGTAAATTACCATAAGACCAAACACCTTCTTTTGTATTGTAGATTACGTATTTATCATTCACATTACTTACTTTAGAAGGATAAAACCACCATATCTCATCAAATGCTGCGTTTGCACCTGCAACCACCATCTCTCTTCTAGCTATGTTAAAATCATCAAAAATATAATCTCTAACAGAGCACGGTATGGTTTGCACTGCACCGTTATACATGTAAAACTCTTCTACTCCCATCCAATACACAAGATCATCTACTGCTACTGCACTGGTAGCACCAACAATAGTAATATTCTCAGAAACTAGCTTTTGACCAAACGTAAATGGCGGTCCAAGAAACTGCATAGAGTGAGCACTTGCATCTGTTAAAACAAGTATTTCTTGTTTAGTTTGTACACATACAACTATTTTATTACCACTACTGATAGTAATAGAACCTGCTGTGTTTGTATCTAAACTCTGCCAAGCTAATGGGTTAGCTTGGTCACTAAAACGTATGAGTAAGGGGTCTTGTACTTCCGTTCCTGCGTTGCCTTCAACAGTTGCCCCCCAAGTAATAATATGTTTATCCTCTTCACTTACCAACACACCGTTTGCTTTTATAGGGGCATAACCATCTGTGCTTGCTAAGTCCCTGATATCTGTAGGTAAACCAACAAAAGTTTGTTGATTATTACCTGTTCCTGAGATATTTAAAGCACTACCACCAGACTTAGTAGTAAGCTGTATATCATTAGCATCTGAGCGTATTACATAAAATACTGTACCGTCAGCTACATCTACACTAGCTATTTGCATTTTTGTACCGCCCTGTGAGTCGTATATAACTACATCATTAGTGGCAAACGCATGGCCTGTTATTGTTATCTTATTTGTGCCTGTAGTGATCGTACTGGTTGGTATCTTGGTCGGCTTGTTTTTGCTTGTATCCCAATAAAATACAGGACCACCCCTTGTATTTAAAATTAAATCCTCACCAAAATTATCTATTGACCAAATTCTTAATAGTTGAGTAGGCTCTGTGGTTAATTCTGGGTTATTCCAAGCCTGTCTACCATACGTACCTGCATCCCAACCACCACCGTCTACTGCAACAGAAAGGCCTCTGGATAATCTATACACAGCATCTACAGCACTACCACCGCCATCACTGTCGCTACCACTAGCCGAAACAGCAGAAGGTACAAGTTCACCGTTTGTAGTGATAGACATTATTTTGTTAGCTGCTCTAGCTTCTATGAAATAGTGATCAGCGTCTTCTATCGAAGTTATTTCATATTCTTGGTTTAGCACGGCTGCGGTAATATTCCCACCAAGAGTAGCTGCACCAGAAAAAGATACAAAATCACCTGCAACAGCACCATGACCAGTATCGTTGACTTTTATTGTGCTACTAGCATTAGTGATATCAAAAGGGTTTGCATCAATTGTAGCACCTGCTACTCGCACAGGTGTAATATCATGTAAGTTATCACCAGACTTGACATACAGTTTAGTGGTTGTACCTACAGCTATAAGTTTTTGATTTTCTAAACTAAGCCATGTAAACAGTTTACGACACACGCCATGAAAACTAAAATCTGTGCTAGCTTGTGTCCAACCACCTATCTTTTGGGCTTGACCAAACCTAAACCGTACATGGTTGCAATCAAACCAACCTTGTGACCCAGAATAAGGCGTAACTTCTCTATTGATTCCGGGCTTGAATTGTAATTTAGTAAAAGGCATGCTTTACCCCAACGGACTACTTGCAGCATCTAATCCTTTCCACAGATCATCTACTTCTTTTTTAAAATTACCTATCTTGACTTCAAACTCTTTTATCGCATCTGCCATTTTTTTGTATTCATTCCTTACTTCTATCCAATCTTTTTCCATAGCATTGACTTTAGCTGTAGAAGAAGAGGCATTTGTCAAGACTTCAGACTGTCGCTCCTTTATGCCATTTAATAGTGTATCAAGTTCAGCGAGTTTGCCTTGCAAATGCCCTAAGTCATTATCCTCAATTTTGGTGCGAATGCTAGCTAATTCTATCTCTAATGGCTCAATCTTGCTTATTACTTGTACAGCTTCTTCAAAACTGACTTCTAATTGTCCTATTCTAGATACAAACTCACTTGCCCACCATATTCCACCACCTATAGTAGTAGCAAACGAAAACAATATGGCGATGTAAATCCCTTTGAATTTTGTACCACCTACATCTAATTCAATATCCTCTAAACTCATAATCCACCTAGATTGCCATTTTGATTGTTGTAATTTGTTGTTGGGTTTTCGTTTGTTACATCTATAACATCTTGCACGAGTTGCACTGGATCGTACAACTTAGCATTAACTTCATACCCACTTGCAAAAGAGGCCACAGTTTCTCCTCTACCGTACTCATAAGCACTATACATTTCATTAATAGTAACAGGTGGTGTATCTCCATAAAATCCGTCATAGACCTCTGAGGCAGCCTGAGTCCATCCTATAGCACCCTCATTGTTAAAGAACACACCTTGTAGCACAGTATCACTTACTCCTTCTCCCCAACTGATAGTCATTTGATCTGTCCACGCGTCATAATCTACAGAAGCGTTTGTCATATTTGATAAAGTGCTAATTGAGTCATAGTTAATCATAGCAAGGGTACTTGAATCTTGGCTTGCCCATAGGCTTGCTGTAGCTTCTTGTGCTTTATCTTCAATTGTATCAAGTGACTGGTTAAAGGTTTGTACCGTTGATTGATCAATCTGGACATCATTAGCACGGATATAATTTTGCAACTGGATACGCTCATCATCAGTTTGAGCGTTAATAGCCTCTGTGTATATTTGCTCTGCCTTTGAAATTTCTGTAGCTGCGTCTGTAAATATATCAACTGCCGCTGACATTTCTGCAATATTTTCTTCATAGCTATCCACCAATAAGTGTTCTGCTGAGTAATAGTTAGCGTTTGCCGTGTCTAATATTGATTGATTGTAATATGCGACTTCTAAGAGATCTATCTTGTGGGAATCTGTTCTACCTGCCACTGGGACAGTGAGGCCTTCTATGTTATCGGAGCTTATGGGTACACCCATTTGCATTTCTATTACACTAGCTGTGGCATTACTAACTTGAGTATTTATATAATTAGCGGTATTGATGAGCTCTTGTATCTCCACAAACTCACCAGTAGGACGTAATGGGTTTATATTTGGGTCTACAAGAGAACCAAATGTTACTGACTGAGGATAATAAACACCGTTGTTAGTATCACCACTCAGTTGTGCGGAAGCGATCAGAAATAGACTTGTCAGTATTTTCTTTATCTTTTCCATTTGTTTTATCTCCGTTGATGCCTAAAGCAACATCAAAGTATTCTTTGTCTTTTTTGTAATTTCTTACAAATAACTTAGGTTTACGCTTCATAGTAAGATAAGCGTTTTTACCTGCTACTACCTTGCCATTTACGATAAGTGGACAAGGTGTGCCACTTTTAAACATACTCAACCAGACTTCATCACTCTGGCACATTCTGGTGATAGCAGCGATTTTCATATTCAACGTGAAAAGCATTTGTGCATCTTTACGTCTATTACAATCCTCATCTATTTGATACCGTCCTGCACTTATACCAACTTGTAGAGTTGATACACCACCACTTAAACTTTTTAAGCAACTTTCATTACCCCCACTCATTAGGCTAGGGGCAACTGCACTTGCTACTGGGATTTCACTTGCACTACCAGCACCATTATATTGATTGGTGTTTGTGGTCGTGTTGTTGTTACTGTCTACTGTTGCACCTTGTTGGTTAGTGTTTAAATCACCAGACTGTGTGCTTGTGTTACCGCTGTCTGTGTCTTGTGCGAAAACAAAACCAACATGTGTAAAAGATACTACAAAAAATAATAAACGTACAATGTACATTTTTTGCTCACAATAAAGTTAATCTTACAACCAAACCATCATGTTTTTCTATATTGTGAAACAAAGGCTCTGCTAAAAATAAATCTTTTCTACCCATGCTTTGAGTTAAAAATGTAAACATTGGAGTGTGCTTTATCACATGCCCTTTAATACATTCTATACCCAAACTCTTTAGCACCGTATGAAAAGACTCAGCAGATAATATAAATGCTTTATTCTGGCTAACCAACACATTAGTACAATGATAAGCCTTTCCCCTGACTCTTCCATTAGTATAACCAACAACTTCACCTGTAGAATCTTTAGTTATTTCAGCTGTTAGCTTTCCGTCATATGGGGTTAAAAAAGCATTTTTTATTCCTTTATATGGGTCTTCACAATTTTTTTCTATGGTGTTTTGGTTCTTTTTAAAAATTTGTTCTAGTTTATCTGCATCTATTTGATCAACTTGTATTATCCGTGTGCTATACACTAACCAGCTACCGTTACAGTAACAACAATGGTAGAGCCTTCCACTGTACCGAATATATCTGTTGTTCCAAGTGTGTATCTTGCTACTGTACCTGTGTGTCTAAAAGAACTTTTTACCGCTGTGCCAAGAATGCTGCTCATAGAAACTATAGAATTTGTGTCTAAGAGTTCATCCTCATCTTCTAAAAAAAGTTCTGTTCTGGTGTCACCACCAGAAGCTCTCATCATTGTTTCTATGGGGAAATCAACACCGTTTACGGTAACTGCTCCGGGACTTACCGCACCAAAGGTAAGGTTTTCTACTCCTTCATCACTTAAAGTATTTTGTGGGTTTTTGTTAAACCCATCAAAACGTGAACTTTTAACAAATGTACCACCAACAGTCAGTGTTATGACGTTTGCTTCTAGTACGACACCACCTGAGCTAGCAGCTATGACACCAGAACTATGAGGCATAAGTTAATCCACTACCAAAAATGACATAATTATCAGCAGCGATACAAACTAACTCAGCTACGCCACCCTGTTGTAGTATGATGTTTTTATTGGAAGTCCCTGCAAAGGCTGCTCCCGTTGCGATAGTAATAGTATTACTAGCAGCAGGATCAATAGTAATGTCGTATACATTTTGTGCATTTACAATCACCCATGTTTGACCAACTAATCCAGCAGTGCCGTCTGGCACTGTCATTGTTTTTGCTGCTCCGCCTGTATATATTATTCTTTGTCCGTGGAAATTATCTAAGGCTAAACTACCCGTGCCTGTTTCTACATGCGTAGTCATAGAGGCCGTAACAGTGGTGGTACAGCTCGTGCCTGTTGCGTTAGCTAATACAACTTTACCTGTGCCATTAGGTGCAACAGTAACGTCACCGTTACTCCCATCTGTGATAGTTATACTACCAGAGTTTGTCCCTGCATTTGTTGTTAATTTTAAATCTTGTGTGCCACTACTTGTTACTTCTGCTTCTGCAGAACCTGTGCCTACAACAATATCACCAGTGCCGTTTGGTGATAAAGTTATACTACCATTTGTATTTGTAACAGAAACTGCATTACCATCTAACGATACATTGTCAACAATAAGAGAACCTACACGTTGCTCATCTGCTAACACATCTGTAACGGTAGCTCCGGAACCACCACCATCAAACTTGAGTAAAGCTGTTTTACCATTGGCTAAAACATAATCATTACTTGAGTTGTACGTACCTTGAAACACATACAAATTTCTACTACCAGATAAACTGTTTTTTATGTAAGCTATCTTTTTCATGTCGTTAGATTCTAACGTCACGTAAGAGTCTGCACCTAAATCACTAGCACTTGTAATTTCAATGTATATATTGTTGCCGTCTTCAGCTTCTGCTGCACTAGCTTTTGTCAAATCAAGTGTAAGGGGGCTACCACTACCTGTAGTTGTCGTAGCTTTAGAAAGCTGACCATTTATACATAAATCAACTACATCTAAGTTAAGGTTAGTGGTTGTGCCCCAAGTGCCATCTTTTTCACCTGAGCCTATTTTTTCTAAACCGATATTTGCTGTGAATGTACTAGCCATTA